GAAAAACGACACCAAGTAAAATCGTGTGGTGCTGTGCCACCTTTAATCAAAAAGGCAAAGCCTTCTGCAGTTCAAAACAAATACCCGAAAACATCCTGAAACAAGTGACGTCTGAGGTGCTTGGACTTACCGAATACGATGCTTCTATCTTTAAAGAAAAAATAGAGGAAATCCGTGTGCCGGAAAATGGCACCTTAATTTTTGTATTCACGAATGGCAAAGAGGTTCTTCGCACTTGGGAAAACAGGTCACGAAGTGAAAGCTGGACTGCTGATATGCGAAAAGAAGCTCAAATAAGGGCTTTGGAGAGGAGTACGCAATGAGTACAGAGCGAGAAGTTACAGTAAGACCCGCCACTATACCGCGCTTTTCGGCTCAGCGGGAAGGAGCGGTCACGAAACGACGGGTTGCAGCCTACGCCCGTGTGTCCACCGAAAAAGAAGAACAGCAAACCAGCTACAAGGCGCAGGTCGAATATTACACGAACCAAATAAAAGCAAACCCTGAATGGATTTTCGTTGAGGTCTACTCCGATGAAGGCATTAGCGCCACAAACACGAAAAAGCGCGAGGGCTTCAAGCGCATGATTGCCGACGCGCTGGAAGGAAAAATCGACCTCATCCTCACAAAATCGGTCAGCCGTTTTGCCAGGAACACGGTCGATACGCTGACAACTGTACGCAGACTCAAGGAAAAAGGCGTAGAGGTCTTCTTTGAAAAAGAGAATATTTATACGTTAGACTCCAAGGGGGAGCTTTTAATTACAATAATGTCCAGTTTGGCGCAAGAAGAATCTAGGTCAATGTCAGAAAATATCCAGTGGGGTAAAAGGAAGTCTTTTTCAGACGGAAAAGTGTCACTTGCCTACTCTACCTTCCTCGGTTATGAGAAGGGTGCGGATGGACTGCCGCAGATTGTGGAAAGTGAAGCGGTGATTGTACGCAGAATTTACAACGAGTTTTTGGGTGGCAAAACGCCCCACGATATTGCCGCACGGCTTACCAACGATGGTATTCCAACGCCAGGTGGATTCATCAATTGGCGAGGACATACAGTTCAAAGTATTTTGACGAATGAAAAATATAAGGGTGACGCCATTTTGCAAAAGACCTTCACTGTGGATTTTCTCACTAAGAAAAAGAAAGTCAACGAGGGCGAGATTCCGCAGTATTATATTGAAAACAGTCATCCAGCCATCATACGTCCAGAAGTCTATGAAATGGTGCAGGAAGAATTCCGTCGACGCGAGGAAGCGGGCGGACATACGGTTTGTGTCAGTATCCTTTCAAGCCGTATCATCTGTGGAGAGTGCGGCGGATTTTACGGAAGAAAGATATGGCACGCCGGAAGTCAGTACGCCAATATGGTCTGGCACTGCAACAACAAATTTCAAAAGCGAAAGTATTGCTCCACGCCGACGCTCAAGGAGGAAGCCATCAAAAAAGCTTTTGTGGAAGCATTCAACAGCATCCTAAAAAACAAAACCGAGATATCTGCCAATTACGACGAGGTACTGGATGCCATTACCGACGACAGCTCGTATAAAAAGGAAACGGCTGAAATCGACAAGCTTTGTTCGGAGATTGAAACGCTGATAGAACGGTTGGTTGCTGCCAATGCGAGAACGCAGGTCGAGCAGAACGATTACAACGTAAAGTACAATGAATATGTGGAGCGTTATGACAAGCTCCAAAAACGCCGCCGTGAACTCAGTTCGGCTATTGCTATGTGCGCCGCAAAGCGTGTGCAAATTACCGGATTTCTTTCAGAACTCAAAAAGCATGAAACACCGCTCTCAGAGTTTGATGAGCGCATTTGGCAGGCCGCCCTTCACCACATGAAGATTTTCACAGATGGCAAGATATTATTTGTATTCAGGGACGGCACTAATCTGCCTTGGACGGTAGACTGTGAGGTGCACAGTAATGGCAGTAAAAAAGAATGTAAGTGAAATTATTCCTAACCGTGTTCCCGCACATCTACGCCCTAAGCTCAAGGTGTGTGCCTATATCAGAGTATCGACAGGACATGAGAAACAGCTGAATTCGCTTGAAAACCAACGGCAGTACTATGAGCGGATTATAAACGCTAATCCCGAATATCAATTTTGCGGCATATTTTCTGATGCCGGGATTTCCGGCTCGAAAGAAAATCGCCCCGGCTTTCAGTCCATGCTGACCCAAGCAAGGAACGGAAACCTTAATATTATTATGACAAAATCAATTTCCCGTTTTGCGAGAAACACAGTGCTTCTACTCGAATCAGTGCGTGAACTGAAAGCACTTAACGTAGGCGTTATCTTTGAGGAAGATCATATCAACACACTTTCATCCGACGGAGAGCTTATGCTGACCGTGCTTGCTTCTATTGCTGAAGAAGAAAGAAAATCTGTTTGCGGAAATGTTCAGTGGGCGGTTCGCAACCGGTATAAACGCGGCGACGCCATGATTGACACCAACCGGTTGCTTGGCTACGACAAGGACGAAAACGACAATCTCATCATCAATCAAGAACAGGCTGAAATCGTTCGTCTGATTTATGAAAAGTATTTGTCGGGTGTTTCAGCATATCAGCTGGCAAAGGAACTGTGCGTAAATAACATTCCTACCTATACTGGTTATCCGTGGTCTTCACACAGGATACTTAGGATTATCTCGAACGAGAAATACAAAGGTGACTGTCTGATGCAAAAATCTTTTGTGGACGATTGCGGCAAATTGGTAAAGAATAAAGGTCAGCGTGACCAGTACTATATAGAAGATAACCACCCTGCCATCATAAGCAAAAAGCAGTGGCAGGCAGCGCAACATCTGAGGGAAAGCCGTGAACCGAAGGCCTATCCGTTCAGCGGGCGGTTGCATTGTCCTCTATGCGGTGCCGTACTCATCCGAACGACCTCCCAGTGGGGCGTCGATTGGAAGTGCGGCACTTATTTACATAACAGTAAAGCGGCATGCCTCGGAATCCGTATCTCAGAGGATATTCTGAACCAGATTGCGGAGAAAGAGCATTTTCACCGCCACTGGGTGATTGAGGAGGAAGCTAATGAAGGAAAAAGCAAACGCGAGAAAAGTTATACCCTTGTACCAGCTGCCGGTTACCCGTTCGGCAAGTCATGAAACTGGAGCGCTCAAAAAGAGAGTAACCGCCTACTGCCGCGTATCCAGCGAAAGCGATGAGCAGTTGCATAGCGTCAAGGCACAGATCGACTATTACAAACAATATATCTCATCAAACGACGATTATGAGTATGTAGGCATTTATGCAGATGAGGGTATCAGCGGTACAGGAACGCTCCGCCGAGAAGCACTAAACCGCTTAATGGCTGACTGCCGCGCTGGGCTTTTGGATATGGTGGTCACAAAAAGTGTGTCGCGCTTTGGCAGAAATACGGTGGATACATTAAAAAACGTCCGAGAGCTGAAAGCTCTGGGCGTTGATGTTTTTTTTGAAAAAGAGAATATCCATACAATTAACAGCGAAGGCGAAGTTCTGCTGACCTTGATTTCGGCAGTAGCGCAGAACGAGAGTCTGAATTTGTCCGAGAACGTCAAATGGGGAATCCGCCGAAAATATGAGAGTGGCAGTGTGAAAAGCGTTCCGTGTGGTAAGTTTCTCGGCTACGATAAAATCGACGGTAAGCTGGTTATAAATGAGGAACAAGCTATAATCGTCCGCAGAATTTACCGCGAGTTTCTGGACGGCTATAGTGTTTCGCAGATAGCTGCGAATCTCACGGCGGATGGCATCCCGTCTGAACAAGGCAATGCTGTCTGGGATCTGAGTAGTGTTCGGCAGATATTAACCAATGAAAAGTTCAAGGGTGACACACTATTTCAGAAAACCTATAACACTGACCATCTGACAAAAAAGCGCGCGGACAACAACGGTGAGCTACCGCAATATTATATTGAAGGAAGCCATCCCGCCATTATCAATAAGGACATTTGGGAATGTGTCCGGTTGGAGCTTGAGCGTCAGGAGCGATACTGCAAAGACCATAATATCGGAAAATATCATAACCATAATGAAGAAAACCCGCTGTCGGCAAGAATTACTTGCTCGGTCTGCGGGTCTACTTATATGCTTTTGAAATCAAAACGGGTCGGCGAAGATGGGCGACAGTATTGGCGGTGCTCGTCATATAAAGGGCAAAAAGGTACTTTTATTGAAGGTAAAACCTTTACCCCACCGTCGATGGCGCTGTGGAGCAAGAACCCAGATAACCGGGTGACACGTTACCGCACTGAGCACCGCAAGCTACCCGCTGAGCGGCAGATGCTTTGCACCGACGTTCAGGTTCCCGTCGGTGCACCAGAGAAAGCTTTTGTGAAAGCATGGAATCTAATCGTCAGCCACCGATTGAGATATTCCGCTAGTTTAAGCCGCATTGCGTCGACCAGCACTGATGTGCTGATGCGAAACCGATCGAACGAAATGAACAGGATAATTATGAAAGTAGGCCGGATTGAGAATTTTAACCATGAGTTATCCCTCAAGGTACTTGACCATATCGAGGTAACGCCTGATGGAAAGCTTTGTGTGATATACTTAACTGGGACAAAAATAACTTGTTGAATATTGTGGAATTTTCTCCGAAAATGATTTATAATAATATTGAATTTCACATTATGACATTTTCAACTCAAGATTGACATTATAACAATAATGAGAGCCCCATAGCAATTATTTTAATCATTGGTGTAATATGCTATGGTCATAAGTGCAGGCTAATAATCATTTGAGTTCCGCGACTTACTGTTACTATAATTAATGAATGTGTACAGGAAGTATTTAATTGACGAAGGAGACATTTGTATGAGTGTTTCTACCGAGTATAACGCTATATATCAACGCGAGATTAAGGCAATTGCGAACGACCTCATACATACCTATACCACGATAACCGATACATACATTTTTCAACCACTTAGTCATAACTGCCAAAAGGAATGCACTAACGGTTGCTCAGCAGATTGCCATGTTAAACTAGGTGCACTCATGCGAAAAAATCTCGTTTTCTATTGTTATGGGGAAGATGAAGTATTACAAAAGTTCAATAACGGCATGTTTTCAAATTTGGAAGATGCAACTATCTTTGCTTATAAAAATCGGTTACCCAAACGAGAAGCTAAGCAGGACGGCTTGCCGGGAGAAGTTATGCTTGATTTGCTCATGCAAACTCATGAGCCCAATGCCTATAAATTGGCTGTAAGAGCTATGTTCCGACAAGATGATAACAACGAAATCAAAGGCTTTGACCTAACCTATTTTTCGATACAGAACGGACATATATCTCTTTGGCTTGGACAAGCAAAAATGGGCGCAAAAGATTACTGCAGAAAAGGTATTCATACAGATTTACTTGATAAGTTCAAAGATGAATATCTAAGTCGTCAAGTTTATTTTATTGCCGAAAAACAAGCAGGGATTACGGAGGAAGGCAAAGCTATAACTGATGCGATAAACGCGCTTAATATGCTCACTATTCGTGAAAGTGATGAGAACCGCGCCAAGGCACTTATAAAATACCTCGCAAATAACAATATTACCATTAACATCCCTTGCCTATTAGCATATGGTGAAGGCAGCATTTATGGAGATATCGCCAGCGTTGCTCAAGGTATAAATAAAGAAATGAAACAAATGCAAGTTTATTTTGCGGATAATAATTATCTTTTCGATGGTTTTACTCCAAACATTCTATTCTTTGTGTTTCCACTCAAAGACTTAGACAAGCTACGTGGCGATGGAGGGTTCTATAGTGGATTACGCTGAACTACTATTAAAAGCCATTAACGAATACAATGACGATGACGCGGCGAGTAAAACTGTTCTCCGTGATTTGATTTGCGTGATTTCTGATAATGAAGAACTCAAAAAAAATCCACTTATCCGTAACCTACTCTATGTCGCCTCACAAAAAATGCGGGTGTTCGGCTATAACATTCAGAACAGACTAAAGGAAGACCCCGATTTGGGAGCAAGCACCCTTTCTGTGATTTGTAATGAAAGCATAAAGCAAAATTATCGCTCTCATGTATGGAGTAATAACATCCTAGACAAGACCCAAAAAGAGATTATCGATTTCTTTCAATCATTGTCCGTTAAACGAATGCTTGTCAGCGCTCCTACATCGTATGGCAAAACGTTTATCATGCGTGAAATTCTCTACATGAATAGAGATAGGTACAATAATATCCTATTGGTTTTCCCTACGGTAGCACTTCTGCGCGAAAATGCGGAAAACATGGAAATGTTGAATATAGAAAAACAACTTGGTTACAGTGTTATAAAATCTATCGATAACGAAATCGGTGATAAAAATATTTTTGTGTTTACACCCGAGCGAGCAATGCAGTTGTTGGCGAATCACCCATCATTGAAACTGGATTTTTTCTTCTATGACGAAATGTATAAAATAGACGAAGACCTTTGCTGTGACGAAACAGACGAAAAGGATGATGAAGAAAGTAATAATAAAAAGAGGTCTATGTATACCACGGGTTCAAATTTTTTTGATGAAGCAAGAGCAAAAACTTTCAGGATTTGCCTATATTTGATATCAAAGCAGATACCTGAATATTATCTTGCAGGACCAAATCTTTCCGAAAAATGCTTCGGAGAAGGAATGAAAGAGTACATTCGTAGTAACAAAATACAAGTAAAAACAATCGCATTTGAGCCAACTATGCGTATCCGTGTCGATGCATATGCCTCCAAAATAACGGAGCATGTTGACGGACTACCTATTGCACCTGTCCAAGAAGTTAGTGCTCGGGGAAAAGTGAGTGAACGAATTTGCGAAGTGGTTGACTATATAACCATGCATAAATATGGTCCAACCCTGCTATATTGCACAACTCCTGCAAAAGCAAACGAGTATGCAGCAACTCTTTCAAAAAGTGAGCATGGAAAGCAAATTGAAGACGATGATTACAGAGTTTTTTTAGATCATGTAAAAAAGACATATGATGTAAATGGTTCTGTTTATCAGTGGAGCTTTTGGAATGTAATAAAAAAGGGCTTTGCTATGCACCATGGAAAATTGCCGAAATACATTCAAAAAGAAGTTCTCGACCTGTTTAATCGCGGTATATTTGACCTTCTTTTTTGTACCTCAACTATTGTTGAGGGCGTAAATACAGATGCCAAAAACATGATCATTCTGAACCACACAAAAGGTAGAACTGCGCTAACGGCCTTTGACCTAAAAAACATCATAGGGCGAGCAGGGCGGTATTATCATAACTTTATCGGTCGTTACTTCCTTTTCGATAAGGCTTTAGTAAGAATTGCAGATATTGATAACCTTCGATTAAATTTTGTGACGTATGACATAAAAGACCTTGATGCAGTTGATTTAGACAATGCCGAAATGAGCGACCTTTCTCAAAACAATCAACAAGCCAAGCGATACAGAACTGAAACCCAAAAAAATTATAATTTGCCCGATGATGTGTTTATAAAAAACAGGCTTGTAAAAAAAGAATATCAAGAGAACCTACTTAACCATTTATTGGATCATGAATATGACTTTAGCTCATTTTTGCAATACTTGGGGTATCATAATATTCTTGATCAATTCACAAAATTCGCCGCATTAAATACAGTACTGAAAATATTTAATGCATCGGGTCTTCTAGATGAGGTAACAGTTAAATTGTATAGCGCAATATCTATTAGCTACGCAAACGAAGGCTTTAGAGGGATATTGAAATATCAAATTGATGAAGCTGAAAAAGGAAACATCAAATATGACGCTGCATATTCTAAAGCCTTCAAAAATCAAAAAGATATTATAGAACACAAAATACCAAAAATGTTAGCTCTTTTCGAGAGCATTTTTACATATGCCGCAGAATTAAAAAGAATTAGCCTTAATAATTTTTCGTTATCTAAGGTTATCCGGTTTTATGAAACCGGTGTGAGAAGCTATTTTGGAGAACAGCTTGTTGAATTCGGATTTCCAATTGATGCAATCCGGAGAATTGAAGACAAATATCCTCAATTATTAGCACTTGGGAGAGCGGAGGTTAAAGAATATGTTATAAATCGTAAACAAAATATCGATTCACTACTGGATGAATATGAAAAGAAACTGTTAAATAGAGCGCTGAAGTCTTTTAATTAAACAATGTAAGAACAATTATCAAATTCGTTTAATGTATAATAAGCACTATTATTGGATTTCTTTTGACACTTAATTAGTGCGAAAAAACTATTGCTTAAAGTCACACTCGACGCAAAATTCATTGTAATCTATTTATCTAGGACGAAGATTAAAGTTTGACAGAGCATCATAACGCACTTTGCGGAAATGGTTTCCTATTCAAACGGCGGCAAACAGGCTGAAATATGCCCGTTTACCGCCGTTTTTTCGATGCACACCCCTAAACTTAAATGCACACCCCCGAGAGGGCCTCGCGGAGGAATAATTAAATTGTATCAATGGCTGACACTCCATACACAATCGTCAACACTCGTTGATACAATGTAAACCATCTCGTTTCGAGGTGGTTTCTTTGTTTCTATATGTGAAAAGCCTTGATCTGTGGGCTTTTCCGGCACTTGGCTCTCAGTTTTCACTTGCATGACAACATTAGAAACAGTGATATTCCGCTCCGTTTGGCTCTCAAATGGACCCCGAATAATTATTTTGTGCACCCTCTTTTGCGGGAAACCGTCATCAAGTGGGTGCATTGGCTTTTTAGGGGGTGCAGCTATATTTTTCAGAAAAAATAACCGCAGAGCTTGTTTTAAGCCCTGCGGTTTTCCTGCTTATGCAGATATAATCGTTCCACCCTTAAAGGTAAAGCGTACATCCTTTTCGCTGTAAACCGTGACGCAATCAAGAAGCGTGTGCCAAAGCCGCTCGTCGAATTCGGAAACCAACTCATTCTGCTCCCGCAACTCAGCAATGAAGGATTCCGTCATTTCCCGTCGAACCATTTTATCTTTGCAGATGTCTGTGACCTCGGTGAGCCGAGCCTTTGCGGTTTCAAAGCGGTTTACCAATCCCTCATAGCGTTTGCGGTAATCTTCCTGATCGACCTTAGTGCGGGCGTTCTCATCAACACATTTTTGTATTACCTCTGCGATTACAGTCATCTCTCCATGAAGCTCTGTAAGCTCCGCATCAAGGTCGGTCGTGTCGAAAATGACTTTTTTGACCGTTTCAAGATTCTCGAATATTTCGTCCCGGCAGGAAATCAGCTTATTCAGTGCGGAAATTAACATTCTCTTTATGGTTTCCTCGTCCAAATGAGGTGTCTTGCATTTTTCTTTGCCCTTGAATTTATGATTGCACTGGTAAATGACCCTACGGTACTTGTCGTTGGAGTGCCACACCTTCGAGCCATAATTCGCTCCGCATTCTCCGCAGATGATACGACTCGAAAAAATGTCGGTGCCACTGTGTCGGGTCGGAGATTTTTTTCTGCGCCGAAATTCCTGTTGCACCATTTCGAACACCTCAGTCTGGATAATTGCCGGATGGCTATTTTCCACATAATATTGCGGGACTTCACCCTCGTTGACCTTCTGCTTTTTCGTAAGAAAGTCAACCGTATACTTTTTCTGCAACAGCGCATCGCCCTTGTATTTTTCGTTTGTGAGGATACTGAGAATCGTTCCAGGCTGCCACCGTTCTTTGCCGCCCGGCGTTGTAACACCTTCAGTGGTCAGCTGCTTTGCAATGCCGTGCGGCGTTTTCCCTTCAAGGAACAGCCTGTAAATCAGCCGCACCGTTACCGCCTCGTCCTCGTTTACCTGCGGCAGCCCGTCCTCGCTACGGTCATAACCGAGAAAATGTGAATATGGGAGGCTGACCTTTCCGTCCGCAAACCGTTTTCTTTGGCCCCATGTGACGTTTTCTGAGATTGAGCGGCTCTCCTCTTGCGCCAATGAGCTCATAATCGTAATCAGCAATTCGCCCTTGGAATCGAGCGTGTAAATATTTTCCTTTTCAAAATACACCTCGACGCCTTTTTCTTTCAATTGTCTTACTGTGGTGAGCGTATCTACCGTGTTTCGGGCAAATCGGCTGACCGACTTGGTGATTATCATGTCTACTTTACCGCCGAGCGCATCCGCTATCATACGGTTGAAACCGTCGCGGTGCTTTGTTGTGGTCGCCGAGATACCCTCATCCGTGTAGACCTCAACAAAATCCCACTCATGATTGTTATGTATGTATTTTGTGTAGTAATCAACCTGCGCTTCGTAACTCGTAAGCTGTTCTTCCAAATCAGTGGAAACCCTTGCGTATCCCGCCACCCGCTTCCGAACCGTAGAGCTAAAAGGTACGGTGGTAAATCGGTTTAGGCTTGCAGGAATAACCGTTATTGCTTTTGCCGTTGGCATTGTGCGTCGCTCCTTTCACGGTTCAGATCGAATTGCCGAGCCTGCTCTTTCATTTCATCCGTCCAGCTTTCACGGCGTGAAGTATTTTCCCATGTCCGCCGAACCTCGCTGCCGTCTTTAAATATAAAAATCAAAGTGCTGCTATCGGGAACCCGAATTTCACGAACCTTTTCGGAAAAGATCACTCCATTATATTCATCAAGCCTAAGTACCTCTGCGGCTGTTTCTGTAAGTATGTTTTCGGGTATCTGTTTGGAAGAGCAGAACGCTTTGCCCCGTGTATTGAAAGTAGCGCATGACCATATCGGCTTTGCGTATTTCGTTCCAGCGTTATTGACCTTCCTACGGAAATTCGCACCGCAGATGTCACAGTGAATTTTGCCTGTGAACTCCGAAAGCACAGACACTTTCGGTTCTGACGCAAACCTTGCTGCACGTCGCGCAAGCTCCGCTTGTACTGCATCAAAAACACTTTTCTTTATAATTGCTTTATGAGCATCCTCAACAAAGTACATAGGCAACTCACCGTGATTTATGCGTTTCGCTTTTGTAAGGTGGTTTTCAGAAAATGTTTTTTGCAAGAGCATATCGCCGGTGTATTTCTCATCTTTCAGCATATTTACTATTGCACTCTCCGACCACTTGCAGCCGTTCTTTGTCGGCACAGCCATAGCCCTTAATTTGCGCACAATTGCATTTTTGCCCATACCATTCAGATAATCGGCGTAAATCATATGCACAACCTCAGCTTCAACAGCGTTGACCACTAATTGCCTGTCGACACAATCGTAGCCGTAAATTCGCAGATTGCTTGGAATACCGTCCTTGAAATTATTCCTAATGCGCCATTTACAGTTTTCACTTGTAGACAGGCTTTCCTCCTGTGCAAAAGAAGCGAGGATGGAAAGCAGCAGCTCGCCATCCCCACTCATAGAATGTATGTTTTCACGTTCAAAATAAACGTCTACATTGTGTTTTTTTAGTTCACGCACCGATTCAAGCAGAGTGACAGTGTTTCGCGCGAACCGTGATATTGATTTTGTAAGAACAAGGTCGATTCGTCCGGCTCTACATTCGGCGAGCAGTTTTTGAAACTCGTTTCTGGCATCTTTCGTCCCGGTAACCGCTTCGTCGGTATAAACGCCTAAGTATTCCCAACCGCTGTGACTTTGGACTAACTTGCTGTAATAACTGACCTGGGCCGACAGCGACTGGAGCATGGCATCCTTGCCGCTTGATACTCTCGCATAAGCCGCAACACGCAGCTTTTTCGGAAGTTCAGGCACGGTCGGCGTAATCCTGTTTACCGTTCTTTCCATTAAAATATCCTCCTTTCTGAATTCCGAAGTCTTGCTTCGGTGTGTCACATAGTACCTCTGAAAGCCTGATATATCAAGCAATCTCATCGATATATACTACCCAAGAACGGCGCGTATCTGCGGAGCATGATTGTATCAATTTCGGCGTACTCTTCCTCGGAAATCAGCCCATGTTCGAGCATTTTTCTAAACATTGAAATTGTAAGCTGATATAACATTTCACTGCTGAATTGTTCCTTTTTCATTGTGAGTCACCGGCTTTACCGAAGCGGTCGGCAATATAGCAGGCGTGACAGCAGTAGTGGCGGCTTTTGTTGCCATAACTCTCGAATGGCTTTCCACACCCGGTACAAGTCAAACGATAGACCGCCTTTTTCTTTACGCTCTCTGGGTGACTGTTCCACCATGTTATACGGCATTCATCCGAGCAGAATTTGCGCGGTTTTTTGCCAATTCCCGGCACAAGCGGTTTTCCGCAATTTAGGCAGAAAATACCGACCGCTGAGTTCGTTTCCGGTTGCGCGGCGGCAATGCCGCCAAGCTGATGTCTCTTACAGAATGATTTAACCGTGTTCTCCGACAAACTAAGTTTCTTTGCAATTTTCGTATATCCGATTCCGCCGTCACGCATAAAACGGATGGCTTCTTTTTGTTCGTTCGTCATGATTTTCCCCGCTTTCCGAGGGAAAGTCCCCTCAGATGTCAGTCAAAGAAAACCGGCGGTATTCGAACCCCCGAAAAACAGAAAAAGCCGCAGAGCATATCAAATTAATGAATGCTCTGCGGCTTTTTACCTTGCAATATAGAATTATATGTTTCTGCCCTGGCTAAATGGTATTGTCCTCCAGACAGCCCCGTGATGCTTTATGTAGTTGCTACTTTTGCAACATCGGCTGACAATGCAGCTTTCGCTATCTGATATGCTGCCCTCACAAGTGTGTCAGATTCATCCTCGGTCACGCTGATGCCGTACTGATTAAGTCTGCTGATAAGATCCTTTTTGGCATTTTCCAGCTTTTCAGCGCCACCCAGCTCAGTGAATGCGTCCTCAGCAAACTTCACCGCGTCAGCGGCAAGACAGCTTTTAGCTTGCAGGTCATTTACAATTTTTGTAACCTTCTGCGCACCTATAAAGTGTTTGGCTGCGGCAATGATCACGCCGATAATACAAGGAATGCCGACTGTGATGAAGGTGTCGATAATATCTGTATAAATTTGAGTCATAGATAGCTCCAATTCCGGGCAATGCCCTTACCTTTTTAAATTCTGAACGTACCAAAGAAAAAACCCGAGCAGGGTCATGGCGATTGAAGCCGCAACTCCCCATAACGCCTTTGTTACGCCGTCAAGCGACTTTGTTAAATACGCGAGGTTGGTTTTCAACTCTACTATGTCCTCACTCTGATGACGCATTTCGCCGTCGCCCCTTTCGAGCCGATCGTCGATTTTGTCAAAACGCTCCTTACACGTCGGGTTGATATCGCAATTCATAAAAATCCGCCTTTCGGTTATTTAAACGCAGCGCCACCTATGAACGCCGTTTTGCCGTTGTAGGTTATCTGCCGCCACCCACCGGAAATAACGGTCGTGGCAAAGGCTTGTCCGCTTTTCACAATGCCCACAAAGGCACTTGCTGTCGATGGTTTCGTGTGAGCATAGAACGTGCCGCCTTTTACCGTTTCGATGTGCTTTGCCGCCACAACCGCCGTTGCTCCGTCATACTGGTTGAGCGCGTACTCTTTGATGATACTGATGAGCTGGTCAGCGTAATCCGGTTCTGTCGCATAACCGTCCTGCTGAATGAGCTGGCATGACTTTTCATAATTTTTGCAGCCAAGCAAATTTTTGTATCGGGCGTTGCTGGCTAAAAACTTACCGTGGTCGGTTACACTCTCTGACAGATTGTCATAAGCGCGGAACGCTGCCGTAATGGTTGTATATTCTCCATTCACGAATTCTTTTGTGTGAATGGTCACGGTCGCGCCAGTTGTGCCGTTCGCCTTGATGCCGAACAGATTGTTTCCCGGGGCGTATTTACCCCAGCCGCTTTCAACGATTGCCTGTGCCATTGTCATACTCGCAAGCACACCGTATTTTTGCTGCCCTGACTGCGCGCCTGCTTTGATTTTTGCGATAAATTCTGTTTGTGTTGACATAATATTTTCACTCCTGTTCTGCGGATTTTTCCGCGTCGCGTTGTTGCTTCTGCTGGGCTATCTGCTGCTGTGCAAGGGTAGATACTTGGTTGACCACCTCCTGCAAAACGTAGGCTATTGCCGTCAAAGGCAGGCCGCTTTCGTTGATGCTTTTTACAATTTTCTCTTTGAATTCCTCTACTTGTAAATCAAACATATCACTTTTACCTCACTACTACTTTTTTTCAAGAACGTCTGTTTTCGGTAAAATAGGAATTGCGCAAAAGGTCTCCAAAATGTTAGCACCTCGGATGGCTTAGAAAAGAGCCATTGTCAGCACCTGAAATAACGGC